TGGGTGGTGGAACTACATTCTTACGATTGAGTTCACGATAAATAATTGAATCCCATATCGCAGTTGTGCCAAACGTATCACCATAATTCACACCACCCTTATATGCTATAGTCATAGCAAGAACTACAAGACCCATCTTTTCTTCAATGCGTTCTACGATTTCAACATCTTTGATATTATAATCAATGAATTTTTGATGGTCATGTTTGTAAAGATTATGAAGTGCGCCGTATTCAGAATAATCGAGTTTGTTTTCACCAAGTACAACGTGGGCAATGTGATCCAGTTTATAAGATTCTTGTGCACCATACGAATATCCAAACTTTTGAAATAAGTCTAGATAATCCATTTGTTGAATACCATATATTTCATAGGTATCAAGTTGCTTACCTTTTACAGCGATTTGTCGATAGTTAATCATACCCCAAGGAGAAAGTTTTTTAGAAGTATCTTCGCCAAATACACGATTGATTCTGTTAATGATGTATGGTATATCAAATAAACGAGAGTTCCAACCAGTCACAATATCTGGTGTGTTTTCTTCTTTGGACCACCAACTAATAAAAGAAGTAATAAGTTCTTTTTCATCTTTGCAATGAATATACTTTATAGTATGTTTATCAGCAAATAAGCTTTTGTCAACGTCAAAGTCACCTAGACCCCAAACGTAGAAAACTTTATCGATGTTATTTCTAATTGTAATAGAAATGATTGGTTGTGCCGCTTCTTCTGGAAACGGAAAACCATCGTCCGATGCAACCTCAATATCGATAGTTGCAACGTTGACAAAATTAGGATTGAATTCTATTTCATTTGGAAACATATCCGTAATGCATTGATGGATATAGTTTGTAGTACCATATATCTTAAAGTCTTGAACATCTTTATAGAGATCGCAAAATTCTCTAGCATCCTTCATAGAAGGAAAGTTCATAGGCGCAAGATTAGTTCCATCAATACTTTGCCAACCTTCTTGTTTATTGGTTGGCACATAAAGAGTTGGATTGAATTTTATTTTTTTGACGATACGACGACCAGATTCATTATAACCACGATAAAGAATCTGATTGCCATACCTATTTAGACAAGTGTAAAAGCTCAAAGTAAATCTCCATAACTAATAATACTATTATATCACAATAAGAGATTATTGTACATCATAGAATGAGCTTTTTTTCAGGTGGTAAGTCGATTGTGCTATTAATTTTACGATATTGTTCTTCCAAACCAGAAACAGCTTGAGTTACAAACGCAATAACGTTTTCATTCAATATAGTTTCTTTTTCTTGCATAACAGTATAAGGCATCCAAACCATAATTCCTACACCATTTTCTGTAGGAACAATAAGCCCAGGCTTGTCTATCTTATAACCGCTTTTTACTTTTTCGGCGAATGCTATAACTTCTTCGCCAGTGGTGAGTCGAATAACTTGCACTTTATCCATCGTAATTGGTCTCAATTTCATAATTAATATAAAAGCCGGCGCCGAAACGCCGGCTCACTGTAAGCTATTCTTCTCCTTCAATTAAAAGTTGAGGTGAGCTAATAGCAATTTTACGAGGCTTAAGTTCTTCTGGTATTTTATGCTCTAAAGAGATTGATAGAATACCATTATTTAACTCAGCTCCAGTTACCTCAATGTGATCTGCAAGATTGAATGTTTTCACAAAACGTTTTTGTGATATTCCTTTGTAGATATATTGAGGATCTGTTCCGTCACTGCTCTTGCCATTACCTTTTACAGTAAGGACATTCTTTTTCCATTCAATATCGAAATCATCCATTGTAAAACCAGCAACAGCTAATTCAATACTATATTGATCGTCTGATAATTTTACAAGATTATGCGGTGGGTAAGAACTTGTAGACCTATCCACTGATGCTTCCAATTGATTGAATAATGTGTCAAATCCAACTAGAGATGGGTGCGAACGAAACATATTTAAGTGTGTCATAAAGACCTCCTAATTTTATAGCAAGGTAAAAATATGAGGCCGGACCATTCCGCACCTCATTATTATATATACAACTTAATGAATATTGCCGATATTATATTTCGGACAAAGTTCCCAGTTGCCTTTATCTTGATGTGAGATTACTTTAATTTGTCTTAATGGTGCAGTGTCTAATTGACCACCAGAAACAATACTAATTAATCCCCAATCAGATAACAATGTTGCAATGGTATTACGCCTTTGCACATCATTCGCTGTTAGATTCGAAGGTTTTGAGTCTAACAGGAATAATTCTTTAAAATGCACTATAAAGTATCTACCTTGCTTATGCAAGATATGACACGATTGATAGAGCTTTCTATCTTTACGGGATGCAACGCCTATACGCGTTAGAGTTTCTCTGACTTTTAGAAAATCGTCTGGCTCGTTAAGAGAAATTTCCAACATGGATGCCGGAGTCCATTCGACGATGTCATTATTATTATTTTCCACCTTTGTATAACCTCACCTTCAATTCATTGAGTTGGTCATCTGATAATAGCGAAAGAACATGGCGGGCTTTTTCATTACTGTAACCATAATATTCTTTCACTACATCCAGCGCAGCTGGATCAGACTTCTTCAACCACTTGGAAAAACGCTTCCTCGGTCTAATACTATTTATAAGAAAGTCAAATTGAAGCCGGCTGTCAAGATGATGGTTGAGGTTCATTTCATTAGCAAACAGTATAGTGTCGTAAAAATAAGACAAACTACGGTTTACCATAAATGCGTTGTATTCTTTTTCTGCTATATCATCAACCATGATATTCTTTTTGGAAGAGTTAATAGCAGTAACATATTCAAATGGATTCATTATGTTCTACTCTTTTACGTAATTCAGACGAAGAAAATCGATGATCTCTACGATTATAATATAGTTCAATTCCACGAGCAGCACAAATATCTTTACCTGTAAATTGATTATGCTTATATTCTACACCAAGAATACGAATATGCAAAGGTAAAGATGAGAAGATATCTTCAAGATCTTGCTCTGTAGCATAAGGAATAATTTCATCTACAAACTTACAACTGCGCAATTGAAGATACCGTTCGTAAACAGTTTGAATTGGTTTGTTCTTTTCCGGTCTATCAATAGTTGGATCAGTCTGTAACGCAGCAATTAAATAGTCACATTGGTCTTTTGCTTCTTCTAACATTAGCACATGACCAGCGTGGAACAGGTCAAATGCCGAAGCTGTAATACCAATTTTCATAGGGTTCATTACTTAAACTCCAAGTTAGCCATTAACTCGGTCATACAAGCAACGACATTGAGCTCGTGGTCAGCAACAAACGCATTTTTATATTGGTAATCAGCCAGAATAAGAACACATTGCGGAATTGATTTTGGCTGAACATATTCATTTACGTTATCATAGATCTTACGAAAAATCGCAGCAGGTTCGGTATCAATATTATCGACAACCCATTTGCGCATTGCTTTGAAATCTTTTTCTTTTAGATATTTAACAAGTGCTTTAATGTTATCTTCGGTTAGATTTACTAGAATACCAGCGTCGATTTTACCGGTAATACCATAACGTTGACATTCATTGATGACACGTCGATAATCTGGAAAGTGTTTTTCAATAAGAGCAATAATTGCTTTTTTATCGTATTGAACTTTTTCAGCGTCTAAGATTTCGCAAATACGATTAAAAATACCATTAGCCATAAGAGGCTTTTGATTATTTGGAATTGCAAATTCGTAGACTGAACAACGAGAATGAAGTGGTTCAATAATACGGTTTTTGAAGTTGCAGGTAAGAATAAATCTGCAATTGTTTGAGAATTCTTCGATAAAACCGCGGAGGGCTGGTTGAGTTGATTGTGGGTTTAAGTAATCAGCCTCATCGAGGATAACAACTTTATAACCACCTTGTAATGAAACAGTTGAAGCAAAGTGTTTGATCTTATTTCGAAGAGTATCAATGTTACCTTCTTCAGATCCGTTGATTACAATAAAGTCAAGTTCAAGTTCATTACACAATGCTTTTGCAACTGTAGTTTTACCAACACCGGGAGTGCCAGTAAAAAGCATGTTTGGTAATTCACCAGTACTAATGATTTGTTCAAATACTTCCTTTAGTCCT